GACTAGGAGACATATATTTCTAAAAATTTATTTTACATACACATATATGGGCTAACAGACTGTTTAGTAGCTGTTTAGGGTATTTTTGTACCTTTGAGGAAATAAACTTTCCGAATCCTAAGTCTCCATGTCTCCCGATGAACATTAGAAGAAAAGCCAGATCAAAGCCTTGGATGGCAAAAAAGAAAGGAAGGGACCAAAAGCCCTTTGAAGGAATGGAGCTGTCAACTAGCAATCCTTTGTACAAGACGGCTAGGTGGAGGGCTACAAGGGAGCATGTTTTACAGACCTACCCGATATGCTATTGGTGTGAATCTGTGGGTTGGATTAGGGAGTCAACTGAGGTGGACCATGTGGTTCCCTCTTCGCAGCTAAATGAAATTGACTTCTTTGACCAGGAAAATCTAGTTGGGTGCTGTAGAAGATGCAATTTGAGTAGAGCTAGCTATTGCGCGAAAGGTGTGTATTTTGAAACAAAGGAAGAGTGGAGAGAGTACCTTAGTCGGCGGCGGCGCAACAAAAAGAAAGGCATATGAGTTTAGAAACCCTGATACCAGAGGCTAGGAATATTTTAACTAGCAGCTCCGATGTCACGGCTTTAGTTGCCGCTGACAAAATAACCTTTGCTCGTAGGCCACAGGGTGACACGAAACCTGGTATATCCATAAATATGGGACCGGTGGAGTACATAGGGACTACCCTAAACGCTACTTCTGTTGTAACGTACAGGGTGGACTACGAAATATTCGGGTCTACAGCAGCGTCAACGACAGCCATTCACGATAAGGTCAAAGCTGCGGTTACTGCTGCTTCAAGCTCCAATTTTCTTATTCGCCTTTTTGATGAGGACTACTTCGTTGACGTAGATGACGTGCACCGCGCTCGTGTAATGGTCAATTTTGAATTGAGCGATGCCGGCGCTGCTCCGTCTACAGTTAATTATGTGACCAATAGCCTTAACGGGAGGGTTACAGCTAAAATCAGGAGTATTAGTTCCGCATCAATTGCGTCCACGGATTTTTTGGGTGATGATTACATACTGTACTTGACGGGTACTGCGCCTTCAGTAGTCATTCCTTCCGCGTCATCTAATCAAAGCAGGATTCTAGGCTTGTATTATGCCGGCACTTCGGGGGTAGCTACGGTTACTGTAGATGGCGGCGGCACAATTGACGGCGGTTCTTCATATAGCCTAACGACTAGCTCAAGGTTTGTCGAGTTCATGTCTGTTTCTGAGTCTAGCACTCACTCTTGGAAGAGTCAATTGAGTGGCGGTGGTGGGTCAGATATAATTGTTAGAGAAACGAGCGGGAATTCGAGCACAGCTACCACATTGCAGTTTCCCGACGACAGTGTAACTCATGACGGAAGCGGTAAGGCTACCATTAGTATGCTGCAAGGCGTCGTTACTGAGTACGGCTCTGATGGAGGTCTTACAAGCAGCATGTTCCCTAACGGCTTGTTTGGTGATATAGACCAAGACGGAGTTGTAGACGCAGGAGACCTGCTTGCTGTGCTTGGACATTTTGGTAACACTGCATCTCCTACCTCGGACCAGGTGGCAGCCTCATTTTCTAGGGCTCAAAGTCAAATAAGTAATGGCGACAGCTCATTTTTTCAGACAAGCAGAAGTAGCGCTGCTCAGGCAACAGTTACAGCGTTCACTAATGCTGGACATGTAGTAGAATATTTTGAGGGTATTAACAGCGCACAAGGGCGTGGCTTTGTCAGCAACTTCCTTGCGGACACCGTGTCGGGCAGCACTGTGCGCCGCACGATGTATATCAGTGGCACCCCGTTCCCAACTGGCTTGAGTCAAATGCAGCAGTACCCATTGGGGCCATATGACAATCAGGCTAAGAGTTTGATACAAACTGTAGTCAACGCCTACATCAATAGTGTTACAGCAAACGGCAGCGTGATCATCTTGCGCACGCTTATCAGCAGCACACCGGACAAGCTACTCGACACCTACACCGGAGCGGCAGCAGCCTACTCCGTGCGCTTGCTAGACAAAGACTACAGCGGCAACTGCATGCGCATCCGCAGGGACAGCGACGACAGCGAGACAGACATTGGTTTTGATAGTTCTGGAGACTTAGACACTTCAGCCATCGCCACGCATTGCGGGAGTGCCAACGGTTACGTTGTCACTTGGTATGACCAGAGCGGCAACACGAACAACGCCACGCAAAGCACAGACGGCAGTCAACCGCAGATATACGACGGCTCTGCTGTCATTACTGACAACGGGAAGCCAGCGCTTGACTTTGATGGAAGTAACGACGGCTTACGTTACAGCGGAAATCTGGGTATATCAGGAAGCACAGATAGAAGTTTTTTTATTGTTTGTACTATAAACAATGGCGGTGTACGAGTGTTTGATTTAAGCGATGGCACAGTGTTATCGGGTATAAAGCACTACGCTTTAGCTTTTGACAGCTCAAGCGTAAAATCATATCGCTTCAACGGCGGCTATCAAGTGTTCAACGCCCCGCATACTGCTAGCCAGCAAGATTTATTTTCTGGTTTACACGATGGCCCAAACGTAAACACGGGACAACTGTACATAAAAGGCATCCAGCAAACTCAAAGTTCGACAACCAGTAGCACCATGGCAACTGTCGACACGCAATTGGATATTGGCGGATTAAATCCAAACAACCAGAATATTAACGGGAGTATCCAAGAACTAATCTTGTATCCTGTTTCAAACTCCAGCAACCGCAGCGCCATAGAGACGAACATTGATAATTACTTCAACATACCAGGAATGTAATGGCCACAGTATACCTCCCCGTAACGCCGCGCTTGAACTTGACTAGCCAGCAACGCGCGCAAGGCATCAGCCAAGAGCTGTACAACCTCAAGCTACCCAAGGCGCTGCATGGCGAGGGCCATGTCACGACGCAGCTGCTTGGCCTAATCCAGCACCCAGAAACAGAACAGTGGGCTTGCGTTGGTGACACGGAGCTTGCTATTAAAGTGCATCCGCAGCGCGACATTACAGCCCTAGTGTCCTTGTTCCCACAGCTTACAACTGAGGAGAGGTCAGCCATGACATACTACATTGCGACGAACGATGTGGTTTTCTTTCAGTATCTTTTGCCGAGCGATGCGGATGTATTGACGGAAGAAGAGGCTAAAGAGGCCGGCTGGTTTGGGGAAGAAATTATTGATGAGCAAGAGTAAAGACATACTTCAGGTTATGCGCGAAGCCTCTGTTAAGGCTGTAGCGGACATGCCTAAAGACTTAGGTGAATCTTTGTCTCCTAGTCTCAGTCCTATATTCGATTTAGATAAGGACGGCAACCGTCTTTTCTCTATAGTAGTAGACTATTTAGAAGATCGCGGCCTTATAGAAGCGGTTGACGTTATCACAATAACTATGCTTGCCAAAAGCTTAGCTTTGTATATAGCCGTTGCTAGGAGTGTTCACGGGGTAGACGACATCGTTCAAGTCTACGACAATGGGACAAGTAACGTTAGTGGTTCTTTTACTGCTTTATCCAAAGCTCAAGACCAGGTATTGAAGTTGAGTGCTAAACTAGGCTTATCTCCAATGGATAGAACTAGGATTATGGGCGCGGTGATAAACAATGAAACGGCAAGCAAGAAGAAGTCTGAATCTGACGAAATTGATGAATTGACATAGAGTGGCTTCAGGTGTAGATACTTCCTGCCTCAACCGCATGTGGGATTATGTTGATGGCGTATTGACTAGCGGTGACATTATTGCTGGTTCTTATGTAAAGAAGGCCTGCTCGCGCCTGATTTCAGACCTCAACAATGAGGATTGGGAGTGGGAATTTGATTTTGAAGAGGCGTCTAGGTACATAAATTTTATTGAACGTGTTTGCGTACACACGAGGGGAGAGTATTCAGGCCGGCCTTTTATCTTGGCTCCTTGGCAGGTTTTCTTTGTAGGTCAACTTTTCGGCTGGGTAGACAAAACTGATTCCAAACGTAGAAGGTTCAATAGCGCTCACCTTTTTGTTGGAAGGAAGAACGGTAAGTCTCAATTGGCGGCTGCCATAGCCCTTTCTATGGCTGTTTTGGACGGCGACGGCGCCCCTCAGCTAGTTACTGCTGCCACTAAGAGGGACCAGGCTAGAGAAGTTTTTGATGAGATATGTAGGTGCGTTAAAATCAGCGAACCCTTAAATCGCAGGTTCAAAGTTCGTAGATCAGATGTTATTTGCCCGAACGAAGGCGTAATTAAACCTCTTAGTAGCGACGCTAATACTTTAGATGGGCTTAATTTAAACTTAGCTGTAGTCGATGAGTTCCACGCAATGAAAAACGCAGATTTATATCGCGTCCTTGCGTCTTCTATGGGCAGCAGAAAAAGCCCTTTGATGCTAGCTATTACCACGGCAGGATTTGTTCCTGATGGACCATGCGCTCACTTTTTGAAAGCGGGTAAAGCTGTGTTAGATGAGGTTCAATCCAACGACCGTCTGCTTATTTTATCCTATGAAGTTGATTTAGAAGAAGATGATTGGGACGATCCTAGCGCCTGGATAAAGGCAAACCCCAACATAGACGTTAGTGTAAGCTCAGAATACTTGATGAGTCAACTCACAAACAGTAAGTTGTATGGAGGCCGGTCTATAACGGAGTTTATGGTCAAGCACTTGAACGTCTTTGTTGGTAGCGATACGATATGGATACCTGACGATGAGTGGATGGATGACTCTAACTGCCGAAATCCATCTGAAACCTATCAAACTTCTAATAAAAACGATAAACCCATTGCTTATTTGGGCTTAGACTTAGCTGCTACGGATGACATCACTGCTCTATGCATCTGCACGGGTAATGATGACGTTGGGTGGGGATTGGAGCTTCACTATTTTCTTCCTTCTAGGGCTGTCGATAAGAGGCTAGATAAAGACGAGTCAAGTGTCTATAGTTCTTTTGCTGATTTAGACAACGTTCACATCACCGAAGGCAACGTAACGGACTACAATGTCATAAGGCGCTTTATTAGCGGTCACTACATCCTAGACGGCTCTGTAGAGTACGACTCAAAAAATTTAATGGAGCGATTTGATGTCAAGGGTGTAGCTTACGACCGGTGGAATAGTTTAAACCTGGTTCGCGACTTAGAGGGGGATGGTGTCCCATGTGACCCCTACGGTCAGGGTTTCGCCTCTATGTCTTTCCCAAGCAAAGAGTTTGAGAAGTCGGCCTTGCAGGGTAAGCTTCTTCATGGTGGTGATGAGGTTTTACGTTGGATGATGGGAAACGTCAAGCTTCGCACCGACCCAAGCGGAAACATAAAGCCAGACAAGGAAAAGAGCGGGGATAAAATCGACGGCTGTGTTGCGGCAATCATGGCCATAGGGGAGGCACTAACCTATACTGATGATGATGAGCCCGGCTATGAATTCTTTATGGCTGTCGTTGACCTGTAGCCTCACGTATTAAGGTAGAAATTCGCAGACATGGCATCAAAAAGTAAGCCCAGCATTTTTAAGAGAGCCCTTTCTGCTCTGTTCCCGCAAAAACGGGCTGACTACGCCGACTACATGCTAGCTATGGGTCAGCCCTACATGCGCATGTATGGTGATGGCTACAACGGTGGCACCTCTGCTTTAGAGCTTGCTGCTGTCTACGCTTGCACTAGCAAGATTGCGGATACTATTGCAACGCTAGAGCCACATATTGTAGAATACATTGGTAAGGATTCTCACGGTGAGCGAGTCATGAGGCATGATCACCCTGCTTACAAAATGATTGCTCAGGAGGCAAACCCTCATTTGGGTGCTTACGAGTTCTGGCAGATGATTATTTCCGACGCACTGCTCTACGGTACGGGCCTAGCTTTTATCGACAGGAAGGCGGAGGAGATGTATTACATGCCTGCTTCACGTGTAGTAAAGACGACTCATCCAACTAGTGGTGAGACATTCTACTCATATGAGGGAGGCCCAGGCCCGGTTCCTTCTCACGACATGCTAGAGATTAAGGCTTTCCGTGGCGTTAATCCTACTCAACAACAGATTCAAAACTTTTCTACTGCTAAGTCTGTTCAGGACTTCGGCAGCAAATTCTTCGTCAACGGAGGCATGATGGGCGGCATCCTTAGCACCAAGGAGCACCTTAGTGTAGAGCAGATGCAGGAGGCCAAGGACATGTGGGAGAGGGAGTACAGTGGTATTTCTAATGCACATAAGATGGCCATCCTTGGTGGGGGATTCCAATACCAGCCCCTAACGATTCCTTTGGAGCAGTTGCAGTTCCTTGAAATGAAAAAGTACACCACGGAGGAAATATGCCGCGTTTATGGTGTTCCGCCTGCCATGGTGGGAATGGAGAGCAACACCGCTTACAGCAACTACGAACAGCAAGTTTTGCAGTTCCAGCAGGGGTGCATTCTACCTTGGGTACGCCGTATTGAACAGGAGATTGAGAGAAAAGTTTTAGGCATAGAAACTCGTTTTGCTTGTTACTTTGATGTCGGCACTTTGCTTCGCGCCGATACCGAGTCTAGGGCGAAGTACTATCACAGTCTCCTCCAGGACGGGGTTTTAAGCATCAATGAGGTCAGGGAACGCGAAGGGCTTTCGCCCACAGAGGGAGGCGACAGTCACCACCTCCAAGTCAATATGATACCTTTGACCGAGATGCCCAATTTCGCGGCTAAAAACACAGAATAATTATGGCATATTTGGGATATTGGCTAAAAGACGTTAGAGTAGAAAACTCAGTATCTGGTAGCACAACCGCTGACCTTGACAAGGATAAGAAGTCTGTAGAGGGTGAGCACTTCTTGTACACTGGTGCAGCTTCTTCAACTATTGCTAGTGCAGCTAATGCCTTGAATCAGGTAATTGTATTCGCGGTAGTATTGAAGCTTGAAAAGCCGAATATTTACAGGGCTCTTGTTCAGCAAGGCCTTATTACTGGGCCTAATTCGGGTGCCTTTTTTGATACACTCAAGACCGTGTATAGTGATGCAAAGGCTCAACATGCTTCAACAGGTAAGTTTGTTTTTAGGGTTGGTAAGAGGGTGTACTCAGTAGGCTATGCTTATAGCACTAGTACGGCGGGCACAAGCCCTATCAATGCTTCCACCACTCATTACTACAAGGTCTGATGGCCGAGAGCTACGGGGGGTATCCGGATTCAGCTAAATCTGCCGCTCGCAGGGCTCTGCGTCACAAGGAGAAGAACGGCTCTAAGTGCGGGACGAATGTGGGCTGGCAGCGTGCTAATCAAATCGCGTCTGGAAAAAAGCTTAGTCTTTCTGTGATAAAAAGGACTTTCTCTTTTTTGTCTAGGGCGGAGACTTATAATCAAGGTAAGTTCTTTGACTCCGATGGACGAGAGATTTGCGGCAGTGTTATGTACGCTGCGTGGGGAGGCACGACTATGCGTTCTTGGTGCAGTGGAATCATTAACAAGGTAGAGGGTCGAAAGGCGGAAATCACTGGGGCTGTAAAAAAAGGCTTGGAGAAAAAAGTTCAAGACCACAACGACAAAGACCCTAAGCATAAGGCCACTTACAGAATGCTTGCGGCATGTTTCCGCAGGGGCGTAGGTGCTTACAAAACAAACCCTGGTTCAGTCCGGCCAAGCGTAAAGTCACCAGAGCAGTGGGCATATGCGAGGGTAAATTCTCTGTTGTACTGCCTTCGTAATGAGAAGTTTAGGAGCGGAAAGCATGATCAAGACCTGCTTCCTTCTTCACACCCTTTGAGCAGCAAGTGACAGGGCGTGGAAAATCCGGTATCCTCCGGGAGCAATATTAGTTTTACGCAAAATCATCAGGGCGATGGAAAGTAAAGAAATCAGAATCCTAGATTCTAACGTGGAAGTTAGGATTGAAGAGGATAAGACCCCTGTTATTGAGGGGTACGCCGCTGTCTTCAATGACGAGACAGTTATCGGCGGACAGTTTGCCGAGCGCGTCGCTCCAGGAGCTTTCAAGAACGCGGACATGGACAACACCGTGGCGCTTTTCAACCACAACATTGATCAACCCCTTGCACGAGCAGGAAAGGGTTTAGACCTAGAAGTTGACGAAAAGGGTTTGAAGTACCGCTTTGAAGTAGGCTCTCAGTCATACGCAAAAGATTTGGTGGAGAACATCCGAATGGGTAATGTTTCCACTAGCAGCTTTGGATTCACGGTCAAGGACGACTCTTGGGAAAAGCGCGATGGAATGAATCTCCGCACCATCAACGAGGTTGGATTGCTCTTTGATGTTTCGCCAACGACGCAGGGCGCCTATCCAACTACAGAGGTCGCCCTTCGGAGCATGGAAAACGCCCTATCTAACGAAGAGGTATTGAAGATTGAGGAAGAAGAAGAGGAGAGAGCCTATGCTGAAGCAGAGAAGGAAGAAGAGGAAGACAAGGAAAAGAAGTCTGTAGAGGACATGGACGAAGAGGAGGAAGAGTCTGAGGAAAAGATGAAAGAGGAGGAGGAAGAAGAAGAGGAAGAAGAAGAGCGTGTTGACGTTCTCATTGACAATGCAATTTTACCCCATCCCTACGGGATTGAAACAGAAGTAAACCCTGAGCCGGAGGCTCGCCATTTTAACCAATCAAAATCCAACACCATGGAAAATGAGAAGAATGCTCCGGCCATCCTACAGAGCCGGGGCGACAAGTACGAAAACGTACAAAGCAAGTATAGCCTCGGAAAGGCTATCCGTGAAGCTGCACAAGGTCGCTTGACCGGTCTAGAGGCAGAAATGAACCAAGAGGCTCGCTCTGAGTTTACCTCAGCTAAAGTCAACGTCAGTGGCGGAATCAACATCCCTGCCGCTTTCCTTGAAGCTCGTGCAAATTTGCCTTTGTCTGTTGGAGCAGACCAATCTAGCGTTCAAACTAAGTACGACGGTCAGATTGGTAAGGTTGACGACGGTTTCGTAGGCTTCATGCAGCCCAAGGACATCGCTACGCAGATGGGTGTCCGCACCATCAGCAACGTCAGCGGAGACATCGTCTTCCAGGTTCACACCCCTGAAGCAGCCGTAGCGCCTACCTATGAGGCTAGCGCTGCCGCCGTCGCTTCCGGCAACTTCGCAGCCGCAACCCTGACGCCAAAGCGTATCGCTGCACACGTGCAGGTTACCGAGCAGCTTATGGCTCAAACCTCTGGCGACCTCGGAGCTTTCATCGGTTCTGAAATCCGCAAGGCTTGTGACGCGAAGTACAACGATACTATCGTTGCGGCCATCGATGCGGCAGCGGACACTAACGCACCCGGTTCTGCTATCACTGCTTACGATGCATCTACTTACAACGCCTTGGACTTGGAAGCTCAGTTGTTGAGTGACAACGTTGAGGTTGAGGACATTCGCGCACTGACCTCTCCTGGCGG